CGGCTAGCCCAAGCCAAGTTCACGGCCGTGTGCTCACGGCGGAGGTGTTTGCCCTTTGGATGAGCGACATGCGTGGGACAGAATGGATGGTGAACCAACACGTTGGTATCACATGTTCCTTAAATACTACATCGGCGATGGTTTCGAGCGGTCAGTAACTCGTGCCTACCTTCACTTCATTGAAGAGAATCGTCCCGCAGAGTACGAAGCTGCGAAGCGGACAAGTCGGGGCGCACCTGCTCAGTGGTACGCTATGTCTGCCACGTGGAACTGGAGAGGTAGAGCCGATGCTTGGGAGACCCATCAAACCGATCTGTCACTCGCCGTCGTTGAAGAAGCTTCACGAAAGCTAAGACTCCTCACCATTGAAGCAGTAGACACCTTAGCCTTGTTCATGGGTCGTGATCACCGGCTAGCCGTTGCGGCAGCTAAAGAAGTCCTTGATCGCGGTGGGTTGCCTGCAACCGTTCGCCAAGAAGTTGCGGGCTCTGTTGCATTCACTGCGGATGACATGGCTAAAGCGAAAGAGGATGTAGAGGAATGGGAGCAGAAGATCTTAGGTCAGAATGGCTAAAGTGCGAGCGCTCCTGCTTATACTTTATACACACTTACTGTCACATCTACGACGCGACGGAAGGGAAGTGGTTCCCGTTTCGTTTGTGGCCAATGCAGGCGGACGCCTTGAAGAGAACGATCGACCATCGATTGTGTATTATTCTGAAAGCCCGTCAGCTTGGGATGACTTGGTTAACGCTTGGAATAAACCTGTGGTTGTTGTTGTACCATCCGGTGACAACAGCTTTACTGTTTTCTCGACGAGAGGACGAAGCAACGTACCTGCTGGATCGCTTGAGGGGCATGTACGACAGGTTACCGGATTGGCAGAAGGTGAAGAAGATTCTGAAGAGCAATTCGGAGATGTGGAGCCTGAGCAATGGGTCGGTAGCTTACGGATTCCCTACAACAGCAGGGGATTCGTACACAGCAACAATAGCAACGGTAGACGAAGCGGATTTGGTTCCGAATCTTGACAAACTGATGAACGCAGTGAAACCAACCATTGATGGTGGTGGCAGAATGATCTTACTTTCACGGTCGAACAAAGATGACCCGAACAGTGCGTTCAAGAACATGTTCCGAGCTGCGGTACGTGGTGAGTCTTCTTGGCATCCGGTATTTCTTCCGTGGTGGGCACGTCCCTCACGTGACCAAGAATGGTACGAGGAACAGAAAGCCGACGTACTTGGACGTACGGGTAGTCTAGACGACCTTTACCAACAATATCCGGAAACACCTGAACAAGCGTTAATGGCTAAGCAAACAGCGAAACGCATTCCAATCGAATGGCTTGACCGGATCTTTGAAGAACGTCGTGGTATTGAAATACCTAAAGGTGCGCCATCTTATGGAGAAATTACATACTATGTCGATGCACACTGGTCGCGACGTTACTTTGTGGGGGCAGATCCTGCCGAAGGCAATCCTACATCCGATGATTCGTCAGCACACGTTGTCGATCTGCAGTCAGGTGAAGAAGTTGCACACGTTGTAGGCAAAATTCAACCCACGACGTTCGCACAGATGGTATTTGAAGTTGCTCAGTACTTTAACAATGCGCCCATTTTAGTAGAGCGCAATAATCATGGACACGCCGTAATTGCTCATCTAACCGAAAATACGAGTGCGGACATCGCCTTAGGGTGGGACGGCGATCCCGGTTGGATGTCTAGTACCAGGGGGAAGGCGTTGATGTGGACAATTATGGCAGATGCTGCTCGTGACAAGGCGATGAGATTGTACACTCGTGAGACATACACACAGCTGTCGTCTATTGAAGGTGCGACGTTAAAGGCTCCTAAAGGCAGTCATGACGATGAGGCCGTAAGCTTCTCTCTTGCGACCGTGGGAGTTGTAGGTACCGGCGAAGTAAGTTTCGCATACAGGTATATCGAGGCACAATAATGCTAACCTCAGCTACATACATACAGCTTTCGTACATGGACGCACTAACTCTTGTTGAGAAGGAAAGACAAGAGGAAATCGTTTTGGCTCGCAAGTTTCATTCAGGTGAGCATGACACTAAACTTACAGCGCGTTTGAAGCAGTTCTTAGGAGAAGACATTGAAACTCGCCTCAATGTGTGTCGCAATGTTGTAAGTGCGGTCGCAGAAAGACTTATCATTACTGGTTTCGACTCTGAGAGCGAAGCATTGATTCAGTGGGCGGGAGATTTGTGGACAGCGACGAAGATGAACGCTGAGCAAGAGGATACACATGAGTGGGCTCTTAGAGATGGTGAAGCGTTCGTTATTGTTTCGTGGGACGTTGAAGAAGAACGTCCCGAGTTTACTCCTCACTATAGATATACTGACACTTCTACTGGAGGTGATGGATTTGGTTGCTGGATGAAGTATCGGCAGGATGATCCAAATCAGAAACCCGAATACGGTGTAAAGCAGTGGACGGAGGTGGCGAATAACGAAACAATTCAAAGGCGTAACCTATACTATCCGGATCGTATAGTGAAGGAAGTCCGTCGTAGAGGACTTCAATGGGAGTCATTTGCGGCCGACGAACTTTGGGTCGACAACGACGGCAAGCCGTTGGGCATTGCAATAGTTCCTTTTCAAAACAAAGGACTAATGTGCGAAGCGTGGGATGCCTTCCCGATTCAGCGTGCAATCAACAAATCGTTGATTGATTTGTTGTCTTCGAGTGACATGACAGCGTTTCGTATTTTCTTTGCCCTCGGCTTCATTCCGACTCAAGACGGTAAACAACTAAAGGAGGACGGATCAAACTTGTTAATCCTCGAGCCAGGCCAGGTAGTTGGTACTACAAAGTCCCAGAAAGATGCTGCGTTCGGCGCTATCAATCCTGCTGAATTGAATCCCCAAATGGATCTAACGCACCAGCTTATTTTGTGGCTTGCAACAGTTACTAACACACCCGTGAGCCGTTTCGTGTCGACTAAGCTTATTGCCAGCGATGAAACCTTGAAGGAACAAGAAGGTCCCCTAATCTCTCGCGTGACTGCAAGACAGACGCGATTTGGAAATTCGTGGGTTGAGTGCCTTGGTCTGGCTCGAAGGTTAACGAACACCTTTGGCGGCGAAGGAGTGGATGAGGAAACGCCTATCAAACCAATTTGGACGGAGCCGGCGGCTCGTGGCGAGAAGGAGAAATTAGAGTTACTTAGTCTCAAGTCAGCCATTGGCGTGCCGTGGGAGCAATTATGGAAAGAAGCCGGTTACGATCAAGCTACCATCAAGAAGATGAAAGGAATGAACGATGAGCGATCAAGAGATCTTGAACGAGGAAGAACTGGACGAGACGTCCAATCAGGAAACGGAAGAGAGTCCAGAGACTCTGGAGGCAGCAGTAGCGGAGCTCAAGAAGATCAGACTGGCTCTCAAGAAGGCTAACTCGGAAGCTGCGGCTCGCAGAGTCGAGCTAAAAAATCTCAAACAAGAGAAAGATAAGCACGACTCGTCCGAGAAGTCCGAACTTGAGAAGGCACAAGCCCGTGTGAAAGACCTTGAGACCCAGCAAGCTGCGTCACTTGCACGTCTACACGAGTACGATTTGCGACGTGCTTTCGACCATGTTGCACGAAAGACGGAAGTGCAGTTTACTTCGGCACAGGCAGCTGACGACGCGTTTGCTCTTGCGAAGGAAGAGCTTCTGAAACTAGAGGTTGATGACGACGGCAAGGTAAAGGCAAAGGAAGTGAAAGAAATAATCGATACACTTCTGGGCGAACGACCTTATCTCGTTACCGGCTCGGTTCAAAAGAAGCAACCTGCTGACACTGATGCANACAAAAGGAGCACTCCGTTGCAACCTAAGACAACCGCCGAAATGGTTGATGAAAAACGGCGGCAACTGAATTACACTATTTAGGAGGAAAGTATGGCACTAGTTACCGTTTCCTCAAAGGCAAGTATGGACGCCTCTTCGGCACTTTTTGCGCCGCAGATTACCGGCCTTATTGCTGGTGAGGATCTACTAATCGCCGCTCCGTGCTATATCAAAACATCTGATGGTAAGGTGTACATGAGTAATGGCACAGCTGCGAACGAAGCCGCAGAAGTTGTCGGCTTTACCCCGCGCGCCGCGAAGGCTGGTCAAGCCATCACGTTGTTCGGGAAGGGTGCTCGATTCCAGTACGGGGCCAGCTTAACCATTGGTGATAAGTTATACATTGGTGCAACTGCTGGACGTCTGGATACTGCTACTACCACCGGCGATGCCGTTGGTGTTGCGCAGATCATCACCGCTACCGACATCCGGGTCATCCGGGATACCTTCTAAGGAGGTGAACAATGGCTCAAAATGTTGGTATGTATGATATCAGTACCCTTCTGGCCGCCCGTTTCTCTAGCGCGGTAGAGTTTGGTCTGGACACGATCAACGAAGTACTTGCTCGTGACATCCAGGTTCACAATCAAATCGTTTCTGACATGTTAGCCGGCTTCGTCGAGTTTACCACAGATCGTCAGCGGATCTATGGAACCTCCGGCGACGGTGAAATGTTTGAAGTCGACGAGTACGGTCGAGCGCCAACTCAGCGCCAGCTGCCTGG